CCACTTTCTGATCAAGCTTGTCTGTCTTGCCCTCAAGCCTGGCAATTTCCTGACGGGCAAATGCCAGTTCAACAGATAAGGATTCAAGTGTGGTCGGCATTATATTTTGGCCTCCGTTGCAGTTATCGTAAACCAATACTCAGGGTTCTTGCCAGGTCCCTTGTACATGCAAAGCTCATGCATTAAATCAAATGTCACCCACGTTTTGTATCCATTGAATGTTTCAATATACACCGGCCACTTTTCATTATCTATTTCACGCAGGATTTCCGCAAGCTCGGTGACACTGCGCATGCCAGCTCCGCCGGTCGGCGTCATTTCTGTATCGGAAAGGTAAACAGTAAATAGAAATTGCTTTTGCTTGTTCGGCATAAGCTTGCCTGATATTTTATACGTGAGTAATTCTGTGGCATCCTCATCTTCCCTCACGAAATTGAGAGTGATGATATTACCCCATGTGTTGTCAGGAAAGATAAGCGTTTGCCATGGCCCGGTTGTTATCTTTTCCTGGAACTCATACCAGTTAGGGGAGTCGTCAAGTTTGTATGATACCGTGATGTAATCATCCGTTGATATGCCGAATGTCTGCACGGACAAGGTAAAGAATGCCTTTGGTGTGTCATGGTAATCAGCGTGCTGCCAGAATGTATCGGCGCCGCCATGCATTACGAACTCCCACCTGTCATTGATACTGAACCGTTCCTCCTTGGAATCAATCGAAGCATACTCCGCATAGTAAACAGAGATACCTTCTATTACCGCAGACGCGGTATAGGTTGAGCTGGACATGGTCACCTTGAACTGCACCTGTCTTGCGTAAGTATTGTCGGGGAAACTTACGAGCACATAGTCACCGGTTGTAATGCTGGCGTTCAGAGTTACCCAACTATCGTCGGGATTGACCCTGTAATACAATGCAACAGGATAGGTTGCTGACACACCACGAAGCCGCAGGCCTACACGGTAGAAGCACTTGTTAGTGTCGGCCATCTTGCCGCGGAAGAATGACGAGTACCACGATGAGCTGGCATTGAACAAGAATGCTGAGTCAGAATCAGGATCGGCATAGTTGGTAGGGATATGCAGGTAATAGATCCCATTGGTTGCATTGCTGCAGGTAATCCATAACCGCAAGGACCCGCCAAGGTTGCTGATAAAAGCATGGTTACAATTGTTTGCCGAGTCTTCCAGGCCGGTGACAGAACCTATAGGATGCCATACCCATGTTGCTTTACCGCCCAGGTATTCCCACCGGGCCTTGAGTATTTCAATCTCCGTACCGTTGTCGAGCACAATGTAATGGAACCAATTGTCATGAGCCATGGCCAGCACTTTGCCTGTATGTTTATTGATATCCCCGTTGTATATCCATGACGAAAGCCTGCTCACTGCCCCGTCAGACGAACTGTATTCGAACAGGTCACCTGATCCGACAGGGATGTACAGATAGCTGCTGGCATACATCATGTTCCTGCAGCTATAGCTATTGGCGTAGCAATTGAACACATTGTCCACTGCGCTGACCAGGCCATCCGTATCCAGCACGTACAGCATATCTTCTGTGCCTACATAAACCTCTGAAGGGTGGCTGACCATGCCGGTGATGACAGCGTTGGCATTACCAACCACTGATGCAGTTGACCAGGCCCCGCCGTTCAGCGGGTTGGCCGTACTCCGTACCTCATAGTCACTGCTGCTGCCCCACAAGGTATCAGCTACCATCGAGAACAAGGCGATGTTGTGCACCGTGTTGGTGCAGGCAGTAAGGTCTGTGCCATCCCAATAGCCGTAGGCTGCTGCTGCTGCGTGGGCAATTAGGACATAATCACCCCACACTATGACATCGGTAATTGCCGCGCCTGTATCCAGCGCATCCTTCCAATGATCTGTATCAAATTCGTATAGCCTTTGCCCCCAGGCTGCATAGAGCTTGCTATTAAAGTTGAAGCATTTCACCCCACTGCCACTGAACGCAGTACCGGTGTTGGATGACTTCACTATCTTGGGACCCCGAACTATCTTCCTGATGATGGAAGCATCAGCGCCCTCGCTGTCATAATACTTGGCCATGTTATTATCGAAGTAACGCTGGCCGCACCCGCCATGAAAGGTTTCCTGAAACAGGTTGACTTCTTGCAGGTAGGGTATCCTTGCCTCTGCCGGCCTCTCGTTCGTATACATTGGCGACATCACCTTCATATCCGTGACCTGCATCTTCTTGAGATTGGTGTCAGGGTCAATGCCGAGCCTGAATGGCAGTACTTCTGTCTTATAGAGGATATCGATTTCACCCTTCATAGTTCATCCTGAAACTGGAATCCGCTGTCTGTGTCGCAAACGGAACCATGACAAATTTTGCTTTAAGGTTATTGTGTTCCTTCACAAATAGATTGGCTATGGCAGCCAATTCCTTACTGTCATTACCAGACATGTTGATATACTGCGTCAATATATTGTAGACGGCGCCATAAGTTATTACCCTTTTCCACTCAATAGGAAAATCAAGCACGGACGCAGGAGTGGTGTATTCTCCGTAAGTGGCAAGTCCTGATATCCGTATCTTGCATCCTGAAGCAAAAGAATCTACGGAGATATACTTGACTCCGGATATCCAGTGCTCTTCCCAATCACACCGTATCCACGTACTGTCATTGGTTTCGGTTATGTCACCACCTATCTCTACTCGCTGAATAATCCTGATATTGCTGGGCACAAGGTGATACATTGATGTACTGGACACCTCAAGTGTCTTATCCTGGACAGGAGTATTTAATTCGGGGAAGCACATCTCAATGGCTTCGTTGATACACCGGTCTATGTCAGCCATACTGTAATTGGTTATCTCAGCCGTATCATCAACCACTATCTTTTGGGTGTACGGCTCGTAGAAAAATATCTCGCCACGCTCCTGCCCATTGGCCTTGATCTGCCTGTCAAATGCAACATCACGTACTACCCTTACCCATTTATTCCATAGCACATTGTTTGAATAACGTTTGCATTCGGTAGCCATGAAGTTATCAAAGTTATTCCCGCCTTCTGTTGTTACTTTGAACGCATGGTACAGGCCAAGCTTGCGTGCTACGGCCTGCTCAAAAGTGGCTAATGTTATGTTACTCATATCGCTAATACCTCAAATGGGACAGAGCATTCCTTGTCCCTGGTGATGTGACCCGAGTCGGTGATTGTGAAGATGGCAAGATATCGACCTACCTTGTGGGAAGATGTTATCAACCATGAGTCATAGTAGTAAACTCCAGTTGACTCTTTGGCCGCAGTTTCCGTGGCGGTAGCGGATACCAGTTTGCCGGTGTCCTCTTCGTAGATGGCGCAGGTGATGGAAGTATCCGGATCTACAAGGGCACCATCGATGTCCCGGGTTTCGCAATATAACTTTGGCTTTGCCCCGACATAATATCCTTTCATCTTATCTCCATTGTATCACGTTATTTGGCAGATGACTTAACTGCGTTGTGTTTCCACGGCTGGGTAAACGATACCAGTGGTTTCCTGTGCTTGATGGTCTGGTTGGCATGGCCCATCACCTTGATGTTGGTAACCACTGCCCCGAATACAACAGGAAAGGTATAAGGGAAAGTGGTATTACCCATTGTGATTTCTTGCGCCGGCATAATTCCTCCTTATTTTGCCTCCGTTGTTACCGAGTCCAGTGCTTCAACGTGGGCAACTAACGGTCTTCTATATCTTACAGTAACAGTTTGCCCCTGGTAAACTATCGTTGTCAGGCCTGGCGGGAATACAAACGGGAAGGTGAATGGGAATTCAACCACGCCCAGGTCGATGCATTCAACATGCCAGAAGTGGATGTCGGTCCCAAAGGTTGTAGATAAAACAATGCTGCCAGGCAAGAGCCATTGCTGTACTCCGACATTCGGTTCCCCTACCAGCTCTGTGCTGCCTATTCCTGTGGCAAATAGAACAAACCCCAGCGCAGGCGTGCCAAATGATGCGGTGCTGCCGATCCCCGTAAGAAGCATGTCAAGATTAGTGAGCGCCTGTCCGAAGGTGGTCGTTGACTCAATGCTGCCAGGCAGCAAGGTCTGGTCATATACCAGTGCCGGCGTGCCAAAGGCTGTGGCCGAAGCTATGCCTTGCGGAGCAATGAGATGGACAACCATCGGAGTTCCCGCGGAGATGGTTGACGCAATCCCGTCGGGGATAAGTGTCTGTGTGGTGGTTGTTATACTAAGCGTCGGTGATCCGAAGGCAAGTGTGGATTGTATATCTCCCAACCATACCGCAGGGAATGTGATGGTGAACGGATCTCCATGGTTATCAATCCTGATGCCGAAGCTAAGAGAAAGACTGCTGACTGCTGCTGTGGTCGTAATGCTGCCTGGCGCTAATGTCTGATTGATTAACGCCCTGCAATATATCATGTAGCAATACGAACTGTACTGATCGTACGCTTTCGTGCCGTAGTTATATACTGAAGTAGCTGATAATAATACGTAGACACGCAGATCATCTATCTCGGACTGTGTCAAAGTTCCCGTGTAAGTAATGCTTTGCCACCCGCTATCCGTGGTTGTAGCAGTCGCAAGCTCGGTTGTTCCTTTGTACAGTTTAATTGTATAAGAATGTTTAGAGGCCCCGGTATCGCTTGTGCCAAGATAAAACCATGCGGTTATGGATTTTACTGACTCACCAGCCGCAAGTGTGTATGTTTCAAGGGAGAGGAGATCAGACGCACTGGCAGGATTGGCGTCACCGGCATTGCTTGTCTTGTAGACATAGTCGGCAATGTTAAGAGTGTCCTCGTCAACAAGCTCATAATGATTTGACCCTGCACTGCAGGATAACCCGACCGTGATATCCCCATTTGGCCGCAAGTAGATTTCAGCCATTACAATTTCCAGTCAAGAGTAAACGGGAATTCGGAATCAGGTATCTTGCACTCATAATAATTTTGTGCTTTTGGGCAGCGGGTAAGTTTGTTGTCGATAACACGGATAAAGCGGGTCTTGTCCTTAAAAGGAAGCCCTATCACCTGGTCTTTTGTTCCATCAAGCAGGTCATCCAGTGTTTTTAATCCTGCGCTATAACCAAGCCGATACATCATGAGAAGGTCTTTGTACATGGCATCAACACCTATCTCTCTCCGCGCAGTTGTCACACATGAAGCTGTACTGAAATCCTCAAAGCATGGCGGGATATCCTTAAAGCCAACGCACAGATCACAGTTATTGTGTGCGGTGCGGTATTCCTGAAGAAGTTTAATCAGCATCGATTCATTGAAGGCTTCAATGTGATGCTGGGTTTCCATGCCGTATGCCCAGGCTACAGTATAGAAATCTTTAAGAGCGGCGCTATCCTGTTTACTTGCTTTGAATTTGTCCCATGCTCCCCGCAGTTCCAGCAGTTTATCAATATCCTTTTGATCCACATGCTTTACCTATAGCGCAAAGATTTTGCTGGCCCCATCATCCCAGGTGATTGTGATATCTCCGCCATTCGGCGTACACGGGATGCCGGTTGCCGTGTCGATACAACAAATAAGCTGGGAAGTGGCAGCGTTTCCGCTGTCACGATAGATAACGATGTACTCAAACTGATCACCAGTCACGGAAGTTATGGTGATGTCGGCTGCATCGAATACGCCGCCAGTAGTGGACTTGGATGCAAGGTTCCCGCTTGTGCCGACCCGGGCCCCTGCCGGGATATCATCAAGAAAATCATGGGCAGCCAGGTCAAGGGTATAGTCCGCGCTATCGACAAGCACGACTTTGATATCGTCATCAAGCAGGTCAATGTCTTTGTCGAGAAAGGCTTTCTTTGCTTTTGCGTACAGTGCGCTTGCCATAATTTAATCTCCTATTTACTAAGCGTCTGTTATTGCTACTGATACTTCCCTTGCAATAGAATTATACAGGAGAAAATTCCGTACATACCCATTGGTCGTTGATATGTTGCCGACATAACAATACAATTGTAACGCATCCCCCGCCACCACAGTAATGTTTTCGGAATAAGTGGTATAACTGGTACTTGGGGCAGTTTGTAAAGTTCCAACCGCCGCACCATTTACATATATTTGTCCGAATACGCCGGCAGTGCCAGATTCCCTCTTCAAATCAAATTTAACAGTTAAGATTCCACTTCTGTAAACGGTATATGCTTTGAACAATTGAGGACTTGAAGCTGCAGATATAAATTCTTCCGTGGCGGCTGCAGGTAATAACAGCACATTACCTGCAGAAAAGTCAGGGGTTCCCGGGTTTCCCCATGATGGGTTAGCTCCGTGCCCACCACTCATTAGTGATTGCCCTAATGTGCCGTGCGGTAAAGCAGCCATCACCCCTGCTGCTGAAGCATAAGGAACATCGCCATGCTCTGTCAGCGCAGCAAACGGGTTCGCCCATTCAGGAGCGGCTGCCCCTATCTTGAGATAGAGTCCTGATGTCCCTTTGGCTAACCGCTTCCAGTATGTGCCATCACAATAAATAATATCCCCGGCAGCCTGGCCATCGGCAACATGGCTGGCTGTACCCAGCCAATCTGCCTTGCTCAGATCATCGCCAACATCAGCATGTTTGAATTCATTTGCCATTTCAATCTCCTATACGCTGGCAGAGAACAATCCTGCCGTGGGGAATTTAATCGTGGTAGACGGATCACCGGTTATATTCAGTCCGAAATCAATATAACCTATCAGGTAGCCTGTAACCGAATCGTAAATCACCGCATAGTGAGCTGTGGTTGTGTAGTTAAATAAAACATCGTCAGCATCAAACGTAGTTATATTCGTTGCTTCAACGTATGTTGCAGTTTTCGTTGTCAGCTCTTCGCCGCCTTCAGGATAATCCCCGGCGTGGGAATGCTCATGCGTGGAAATGTCACTCCATTCGTCTTCGGTATCCTGGTCGGGTGTCCACGTATCCAGCAGCAGAGCGCACTTAATCGCATTGGTATCCCAATCGATATGGCCTTTAGCCATTGCGGCCGGCAAGGATCCGAACAGAACAAAGGTTGCGTCAGCCACTTAGCTTACGCCCCTTACCCTGAATGTCCTGTCAGCTGCCTGGTTGCTTCCGCATTTGATACGGATGTACTGTGCCCCGCCGATGCTGAAGAGTATGGCCATGCCGGCAGTGCCAGCAGTAGTAGCCTGCGCAAAATGCCCGGTTGCATCGTCATCAAGAATGTTCACGATGACGGGAACCTCGGCTTTACTGGGAGTTTCCTGTATGGCGACTCCGACAACAGAACTGGTAATAGTTGGGACAATCACCAGTACGTGCGTGTAGTCACCGCCCAGGTCAACCAGGCTTGAATACTGGTCTGCGTCATCGCCTGAAAATTCAAGATCCGTGCGGTCATAATCAATGACTGCGTCTTTCCATTTACCTATCATGTTATTCTCCTGGTTCCCATTTCGTTAAGATGCCATCCTTGAATGTCAGTTTCCCTTCGGCAAGCTGGATGACTTCGTTCTTGCCTTTGTGTTCACCGGAGTAAAGTTTCCCGTTGACTACAACCTTACCTGTGAAAGATACATCGGACGAAATTTCTGCAGGCAGAGCGGGAATGTCCCTTACCTTTACAAAACCTGATGCGGACGGTTCATACAGCGACATGCTGCCATCTTCGCTCAGTGCAATCAGTTTGCAGAACTTCTTGTCGTTGTAATCGTCAAGAATAATTCCTTCCATATCAATTTCCTTGGGCCGGGGAGATTAAAAGTCCCCCCGGCCCATTGATTACACCATGCCTTGCAGGTCTACCATGGGAGCGTTAGATGCGCTTGATCCGCTCATGTCGAGCGCGACCCCGGCGATCTGTAATCCGCTTTCCAAGGTGATGTCGTTGCTGGATTTCAGGCTGCCGTTGCCGACATAGACGAGAGTCCTGTCGCCAACGCTGTCGCAGGTGTTGCCATCGCTGGTTCCCCAGCAAGGGCCACGGGTCTGCAGCCAGAAGAATTCGCCATCTGCCGCAACCGCGGCGGAGAAGCCGAGATAGGTGACATACTCGCCACCGGAGTTATCCGCTTTGAGATTGTAGAACGGGCACTCCATCAGTTCGATGGTCGTGGTAGTAGCCGTTACAGCAATGCTCAACGGGAAGTCCAGTTTGAGAGTCAAGGTCCCGCCGGTGGTGGCCAGCGCGGGATGGCTGACAATCTGGAACATCTGCGGGTGCTGACCGCTGCCGTTACCTACGACTATGAAGCCGCCGGCCAGTTCGTTAGCGGACAGTACGCCAGTGGTGAGAACGCCGATCTCGGTGTCGATGGTGACAGATACATAGTAACTGCCAACCGCACCGGCGGCCAGGGTTTCGCCAGGATATGCCAGCGCTTGCGCAGCGGCGGTAGCCTGGGTGGGAGCCACGGCGCAGGTGTTGGTCTTCTTAGCCTTGTATGCGCCGACCTCCGGGTTAACCGTGCCGTTTGCCTTGCAGTAGTAGAAGGTCCGCATCGGGCCGGCCATGAGCTTCGTGCCCAGCGGATACTTCTGCATGGTATCGGAAGTGTGAATGTTGAGCGGCATGTCCAGGTTAGGAACATCGCCCCACGGGGGCAGCCACAGGAGCATGCCGTTCTTTAGGGTCAGGGGATATTCGGTATGTTTTCTCGTCGCCATATCCTTTCTCCTTACACCGTTACCGCGGCTGCGGTGACGTCGTGTATTCTACCCAGGCAAAGCTTCGATCCGAGCAGGGGCGCTGAGTAGTTGATGAGCCTGATGCCCCGGGCATCGTAGTTGGGGAGCTTGTCGAAGATGTCCAGCTTGAAGAATTCACCGATACCCTTGGTACCGCCGAATCCCAGGGCCAGACCCGGGTTGCTGCCAGACATCGGGTTGCCCCACTTCACGAAGAAGATGGAGTAATTGGCCGTGCCGGTGGAGTGCAGGTTGCGGAGCGTGGTGCCCCGGCCGGTGTTAGCATCTTCAGCCAGAAGGTAATCGGTCGGTATGATCGTCACGCCGCCGAAGGCGTAGACTGGTTTCCCTATTTCATTCATGCTGCGGGTGATGTACGAGAGGTTGCCCGCAGTGGCAGTAGCCAGCTGAGCAAAGCCGCGCTCTTCATATGCCTGGGTGAAGTAGCGGAAAATGACGTACGGCATGTAGCAGGCATCCCAGCCATGCTTGCCGTTGTCAATCATGCTGCGCATGTTGAACAGGGATAAACCGGCCTCGCCATTGTCTATGTCCAGCACGCCGTCGGCAGCCGCGCCGGTGTCATTAAGAGCGGCCAGTGCGTGCAGGCCGTCGAACTGTTTCGAGCTGCCATAGGTGATGTCATCGTAGATAAACTTATGGTTGAGTTTCCTCAAGATAAGTTTCTCACACTCTTTCATCATCAGGGCCTCGTAGTCGTTGACGGTCTTGTAGATCTCGGCAACAAAGTTGTCGAGCTTCACTGCCTTGTAGCAGCGTTTCAGAGATGTTTCGACGGTGGTGTAGTTACCGCCCTTTGTCCACTGCAGTTCCTCACCGATGTCGAATTCTGCCACGGTGGATTCGTCAAGGGTACCTTCGCGCAGCCACTTGATGCTTGGGCCAGTGCCGACGGCTTGCGCCACCGGGGCCTTTTCCAAGAGCGGATTGCGTTTAATATCCTCTTCGACCACGCCAGGACAGAGCAAAGACTGAGTAGCCTTTGCCATCTCTTCAAGCGAATTCCAGTACCCGCCTGAATCTGTCGTCATGGTAGATCCCTCCTATAGATTTTCCCGTGCTTTGGCTATGGCCTGCCGCCTGCGCTCCATGTCGTCCGTGACAAGGGCGCCGGTCCCTCCGACTCCGGGGAGATCGTGGCGTGCGCCGGCCATCTTCTTGACTTCCTCAATGGCAGTCTTCTTGCCCTTCTCTTCCGCCTCCTTGAGCTTTGCCTCGATGTCGCCGACTGTTTGCTGTGGTTGTGCCGGCGCTGCTGCGGGGGCAGACCGTCTGTTATTGGCGATCTGTACCGCCAGCATTATCATCTTTGAATAGTCAAGGCTGCCAGAAAGGTAAGTGCTGTCAAACACTGCCTTGATTGCTTGGATATCAGGATCTTTCAGATCATTCATATCCACTCCAATCGGAGAAAGCAGCGCGTCAACAACGCCGAACGCGCTATCAGCTGCCTGGTCAGACTGGGTCTTCAGCTCCGTGTCTGAAAGGTTCTTGTCAATGGTCGCTGTCTTTTCACCAGCGGCCTTTGACAAGTTCTCAATTGTAGCTGTTAGATCCTGGTTAGTACCGGGAGCAGCACCGCTGGCAATTGCCGGGGCAAGAGCTTTCAGGATGGATTCGATTCCCTCGAGCCTTGCCGACACTTTGTCGCTAAGTAACTTGTTCTCGGTTCTCAAGGTGTTGCGTTCGTTAACAAGCCGCCCAATCATCGCTTGGACTTCTCTGTTATCTTGCCGTGCCGGGGCAGTAACAGGTGCCGCCACTGGCGGGGTCTGGTCGGCCTTCTGCTGTTCGCCCGGGCCGGGCGGTACAGCGCTACCTTGGGGCGCCTGCGCCGCAGGCTGGTTAGGATCTGTCATTACTTGTACCTCCAAATTTCGTATTTATTAAATAGGTGCTGGAGCACGTAGCGGTTCTTTTCCATCTTCAGCTGGAGCCATTGCGCCCAACTGTTAGCTGGTTGGCCTTTTACGTATTCCATTGCCAAGTTTGTTAAAGAGCGGTACTGATCTCTCAGTTCATCTATCTCTGATAATATACTTGCCATTGTCATGATGTCAAGATTCTCATCACCAAGCTTCTTGCTCAAACTGGTTATCTCTGCATACAGTGCACGTTCTTCGTTCATATATAATTGGGTCTGCGGTTCGGGCCTGGACTTCTGCTCCATGGTTGCACGGAGATCCGCCATAGCTTTGTCGGAAGTTTCAGTTACCCTGTTTAATTCAGCATTGTCTGTTGCGCCCGGCAGCTTCAGGCCCAGGTCGTACATTATGTTATAACGCTGCGCTATGTCGTGCGCCTTGGCACTCTGCAAGGTAGAAACATACCCAAGCATAAATAATTTTGCATCGACTTCCGGATTCCTTTGCCTGAATTCAAACTTGGCAGGATTCATTTGGTATGCAGCGAATTCATCCTGGCCGGTAACTGGCAGCCCCTTGCTTTCCGTCGCTATGTACGGATTGATATTCCAATAGTTTGTATCATCTTCATAAACATCGGAGATATCTTTTTTCCACATAGCAATAAGGTGGGCAGTAGGGGTCATGCCCCTGCCGACCGTTGACAT